ATATCCAGCGTCCCTCGCGAACGTAATCGACAACGACGCATTCTCCCGCATCCCGGCCGCCGACAGGACCGACCCTTGCAACGGCGTCTCAGCAATCCCCGTGAACGTGCCAGCCACCCCGGACACAGTGAACGAAACACCGTGCTGGCCGAGTAGCTCGGTCAGTCCGCTTTCCAGCATATCGGTTGCTTCGCTCATTTGGTGGAGCGGGCGCCCAGGATCACCACAAACCCAGGCGCCCGCTGTTTCGTTCCTCGCTTACTCTGTCTCCGAAGTGATTTGCATCACTGCTTGGACAACAGTTTGAGCGAGTACTTGAGGCTCGACGGGGTCAGAGTCGAACCCGAAGCCGACGCAATGGACGTGATCTGCATGTACCCGTAGCCCAACGTCGCGAAGTTGGTTGCGTAGGTGTACGTAGCAGTGTCAGCCGTCGCGGCCAGCACCCAGGTCGTAGCAGGAGCCGCCGCGAACGTCAGTCCGTCCACCGAATACTTGATGGTCGTAGTCACGTTGCCCGTGCCAGTGCCGCCGTTGGCAAAGGCGAACTGCAGCGCGACGTTCTCCGCCTTCCGAACGTCCAGCGTGATGGTCGTATTGGACGTGCTGCCAGTCGTGATCGTCGCCGGCAACCCGGTGACGGACGTGTACCCGTAGTCCTGCGCCGAAACGGCGAGGCCGAACAGTCCGGAGATGAGTGCCAAACCGCACTTGATGAGCTTCTTCACTTGTCGATTCCTTTCTTGGGGGTGGAGTTGTTGGTAGCGATGGAAACCTCAACCCGGCCGGTGCGGGTCCAGAGTTCCCACACACGAGACCCGTCCGAGTGCTTCGAGGCCACGCGCGCGGCGTAGAACGCCCGCCGCACCTCGTCGTCCCCGTGCTCGGGCCCCATGACCAGCGTAGAACGCTGCGGGCTTTCCGGATGGTCGGTGCCGATGATGAAGTGTCTCATGTTCGTTAGCTCGACTTGAGGATGCGCCCGGCAGTCGCGTCCACCACGGCCGCGCCCATCACGACATCCAGCGTGAACCAGTCACTCCTGGTAGCGGTGTTGAACCAGTTATTGACCTGGATGGCAGCGCCCAAGCCGGGGATCACCAGATTCGACTGGCTCAGCCCGGCACGGTTCGCGGTCGCAGGAGTCTCCGGCGGCCCCATCACCACGCCGATGGCCTGGGGATGGCAGAAGAACCCGTTGGTTCCGCTGGTCGCCCCGGTCCAGTAGTCGTTGACATCCAGCCGATTCCAGCCCGTCGGGGAACCCTCCAGCGCGTTGAGACTCTCGCGAGTCGTCGGCAGGAGCTTGGCGACGTACGCCGAGGACAGGATCGCATTCTTGGTCCGAGCCTTCGCCAGCGAGCCCCAGATGGCGTTGAGGTCGGACCACGAGAACGCCGCAGCCGCGATGGTCTGCACGTCAGTCGTGAACGTGCCAGTGACGATCAGCGCGTTGATGACGCCGAGGATCTTCTCGCCGATCTCCTGCGCCTTGATGTCCGCCCACTGCGCCATCTTGTTGCCCGAGTTGTACTCCGTCACGGACAGGTACCCACCGGACGTGTACCGGCTCGGGGTCACGGTCTTCTCGGTCACAGTCCCGACGAAGTTCGTGGTGTCCTCGAAGTTGGTCGCATTCGTCTGCGCCGTGCCGCCAGCGGTCACAACGCGGATGATCGTCGGCTTGAGCGGCACCATCGGCTCGCGGCTGACTTCCGTGCTCAAGGCCTGGAGAGGCCCCAGCATGGTCTGCAGGACGGTGATGGTCTGCTGATCCAGAACCGTGCCCAGGAGCGTTGCGGAGTCGGTGCCGGTGTTCGCAGCCATCGGAGCGAACCGCTTGCCCTGGTTGCGGAACTCGTCCCAGTTGTCGATCATGCACTGCACACGCGCCTTGGGCGTCGGCAGGCTCATGACGTGATCGCGACCGCAGGCATGGCCGGCGGTGACGACGTTCTTCACCGGATCGGCGCCCACCGGACGCTTCGGCAGGGCCGCCAGCTTGGCCAGCTCGCCCTCGTCCTTGATCGCGGAATCCAGCCACGCCTTGCGCTGCTCCGCCACGATCTGCCCCTCGGCAATCGCAGAATCCACGGCGCGCTCGATGCGGTCCTTCCGCTCCTTCTCCAGCGCGGCCCGGATCGTCGCGAGTTCAGCCGCCAGCTTGGTCAGCTCCTGACTGTTCTCCACCTTGGCTGCCGGGGTATCGGTCCCCGCAACCTGCTCGGTCTTGTTAGGCTCCATAGTGTTTCCTTCCTGCTTGTTGTGTTGCGGGGCGGTCCCCAGGGCCATCGGCATCCGTCGATAGCCAGAGTCACTCAGCGCGGCCAGTGCAACGGGTTCGTCGCTCGCCTCGTCGGCCAGTCCGTAGGCAACCGCCTCGTCCCCGTTCATCCACGTTTCCGCGCTCAAATCCGTCTTGATCTTCTCCGGGTCCTGCCCGGTTTCCTCGGCGTAGATCGCCACCAACGCCTCCTCGTGCTTGTCCAGCATCTCGGCGGCCCGGCGCATGTCATCGGCATTCCCCTGCTGGCCAGTCCACGGCTTGTGAATCATCCAGACACTCCCCCGCGGACTCACCACGCGCCCGGCCGCCAGAGGAATCACAGAGGCGATGGAAAGCGCGTAGCCGGTAATGTACGCCGTGACATCCTTCTCCCGCGCCTTGATCGCGTGGTAGATCTCCAGCCCGTCCTTGATCGCGCCACCCTCACTGTTCACGTACAGCGCCACCGGCTGCCCCTTGGGAATCGCGTCCAGTGCGGCGACAAACGAGGCCGAGTCGGTTCCGCTGTCGTCCCACCACGAGCTGCCAATCGGCCCGCTGATTCGGATGGAACTCTGGCCGTCCGTCGCGAGGCAAAACACGCCATTCGGTTTCTGAGTCGTCGTGATCTTCATTGAGTCCCTCCGTTCCTCGCCGCCGCACCGGCCGGCAATGTCAGCCCAAGCCCGCGCATGTACTCCAACTGCTCCGCCAGCTTCTTTGTCTCCTCACGCCAGTCCAACCCCTGCGGCGCGTAGATCAGCTCGTAGTTCGTCGCGCCGGCAGTCAACTCCGCCAGCATCGCCGCCGAGTTCCGGCCCACGTCTACGTTCACCGAACGCGGCGCCTGAATGCTCACCTCGTAGAAGTCATCCGGTGCGCCGCGCAGTTCAGGCTGTCCGAGGCTCGCCCGCATCACCCACTCGTACACGCGACGGACAACCTCCTGAATCACACTGGATCGACTGCGAAAGAACGTCGCGGCCATGTCCAGACTGCCCCGGTACTGAGTCCCCTGCATGGTGTCAGGAAACACGAGTACCGCAGGAATTCCACTGGCCGCGCACACTTCGGCCATGAGGTCGCGCCAGTACTCACGGGTGACGACAGACGGCCGGTTTGACTGGAACTGCGACAGAGTCTCACCATGTCGAAGTGCAATCGTTTCACCGCCAAGCCTTTCCTGATACGCGCTGACTTCGTTCGTCGTCGTGTTCTCAGTCACCGCGCCGCCGTTGCGAATCATCTCCTCTGGATCAATCTCGCCAGACGCATTCGTGATGATGTTCGCCACTACCGCCGCCGCCCTCGCCGCCTTCATCTCCAGCTTCTTCAGCTCCGCCAGGTCATCCATCGTGACGAGCGCAGCTGAGAAGAAGGGAATACCGCGATACTGCCCGGCACGATTCGGCTCGAAGACGTGGATGACTTGATCGGCCGGGATCAGCTTCGACACCTTCTTTTTCTTCTCGTCGTAACTCCAAACCCAGAATCCCGTCGGACGCCCGTTGTCGGGGTTGATCTCCACCCCGTCGACAATCGTCACCCCATCGTCGGCCTGCCGCTCAACCGGAGTCTCTACCCGATGCGCCTCAATGACTTGCAACCGAGGGCGCCCGCTCTCGCCACGGACTAGAAGGATGAACACCTCGCCGTCGATGAACCACGAACGGGCAATGAGTCCCTGGAGCGTCCCGAACGTCTGCCGGCTCGCCACGTCCGCGAACCGTTCCCACGTCCGCCACCACGTCTTCGCGCTCTCGTTCCACGCAGGATCCGAACTGTTGGGCGTGACTTGCAGCCCCTG